GGTGGCGTTCGTCGTCGTACCTGAGACATACGTGTAGATCTTTGCGCCGGGCACGGCTACGCCGGTCGTGTCTAGCACGGTCTGATACGGGGTCGGTGTTAGCGTGCCTGCCATAAGAGTTTCCTATCGCTTTCTGGAGATCCCATAATCATGGCTACCGTATTATATCGCCCATAGTCGGGACGGGGCGCTCTTCCTGGCCTCTAAAGCGATCCGGCGCAACCGGTAGGGACAGGGTTGATGCTACGCCAGGGGCGTTCTTTCTCCGAGATAGTTCGCCAAGCTCATCAAGCAATCGGCTTCTACCGAGTTTGGTTGTCATCATCTTAGAGAGAACCCAAGTCCCTCCAGCGGTTCCTAACGCAATGGCAGGATTGGAGAATGCACCAACTAGCATTCCTACGTTCAGGCTTGTCGCTAGAAACGCAAGGGCATTTCCAGACTGTGATCCAGGGCCAAAGACCTGCTTAGACCTTTTTATAATAGCATTGATCTCGGTCTGCTCTGCGTCACTAAATAATTTGCTGATCCGATCTTTCCCAATGACGTTTTCTTGCCATTTGTCCATACTCGCTGGATTAAACTTCACGTCCGCTCTATTACCTTGTTTTATTCCTGACATCGCCGCCACGTCGTCAGTTAATCCAAGTACGCTGGTTGTTTCTCCTGAAGTAGCTCTATCGAAAGCCTCGGATAGCAACTTTGAGCGAAGTTCATTCCATATTTCTACAGGCAGTTCTTTTTGTATGGACAGGAGGTCATCGATACTACCCTTGCCAAACAATTCAAAGACATTCTCTGGACTTGATTCCCTGATCTTGGATATCAGTGAATCATCATACGTGTTAGCCATGTATTTCCAGTCAGCGTTCGCCTTTTTTATGTCTCTCAATAGGTTCTTATCACCGCTCTTCTTAGCAGCTTCTTCCAGTACCTCAGAGGACATCTGGGACAGTCTCTTATTGAGTCCAGACCATGTACCTCCCATGACCGCTGCCGACTTGTCGCGTGTGGCTTCCATGAAACCCGTGCGTAATTTACGGACATCATCGTAAGCCATCGTTTTAGGGTATTCCGCTATGTTTTTCAGTAGGGCCGCGACCTTAGAAGAGTCAGGTCCACCACCTCCAACTCTAAACACACCCTCGTTTTTCCTTAATTCATCCTTAGCGAAATCGGAAAATCTCCTGGTACTGACCTCTAATGCAGGTTTAGTTACTGTCCTCACTAATTGGGGAGGAGCCGTCTCTTTTCCTAGCAATCCGTAACTTTCGATGTCAGATGAGACGCCTTCCCATTGATCCTTGGAGATCCGCTTATTGAGTTGCGGACGTGAAAGGGACGGTCCTTGTTCTTGAGACAACTTGTTAACAGACTGTTCTTTTGTTCTTGCCGCTATATCATTGTACTGGCGAGTTGCTTGATCCTTTTTATCTTGGAATGCAACGTCTAGGGCATCTATCGCTTTCTTGCCAAGGGGATAAGCGCCGATTTGCTCCCCCGGCCTGCCAGAAACCTTAGCTACTATGTCCTCGATTGCTTCCCTGGCCTGTAAATACTGTTGATGCTCCTTACGTCCGAATGTGCCTTCAGCGGGTATCACCTTCCTAAGTAATGACTCAGCCCTACCAATAGCAGAAGCCAATGGTGACCCTTTCGCCTCTAAGGATTGTGCCAAAGTTAGATCGATCTTATCGGAAATACTCGGAGGTTTAGTACTCTTACTTATTCCGCCAATCCTGCGACCGAGTCGAGTTACCGCGCCAGGAGCTAGAATGCTAGCCGCAGTGCCAGCTGCACTTCCAAATTCACCCTGACTTACCCTGCCTACGACATCCGCCGCCAGTGGGCCTACCAATGGGACAGCAGCGGCTAAGCCATGGCCGACCATCTCCCCACTCCTGCCATCTTCTGAAGCCTTCTTAGCCTTCTTGAATTCGCTCCACTGCATTTCAAGGACGGATTTCGGTACCAAAAGTGGATCTTTGATACCCTCCCATACACCTTTAGCTATGGTGACAGGATTGTTCTCCTCTGCAAACCGATCAACGGCCTCTCCGAAATGCTCTGAAATGTCTTTTTCGTGCCATTGCTTTGGAGTGACAAATGTCGGGGCGACTTCTGGATCATCAGGAAACCCCATCATCCTCCACCGGTCGTATTCCTCGGCGTTAGGATCACTCTTTTTTCTCTTGGCTAATTTGATGCGATCTTGCCATTTACTACTCAGAAGGGCTATTTTTTCGTCCGTGAGGCGCGGGTCATCAATAAGAGCTTCAATGTCTGTGCCTTCAGGCAATGAGTATTTCTTCGGCATAACTATGAGTCCAATAAACTTTCCACATCCGTCTCCGTAGTACTTCCTAATTGTTCTGCAAGCTTCGAACTTTCCCTTGAAGCCACCTTGATTATCTCTGCCAGTCTCTCTTTTATTAGCTTTGCTGACATGCCTGAATGCAAGTCCGTTGAGATGTTTGTAAGCAATTTGATGTCGGATTCCGACAATACACCGGTCATTTTATCTAGGTTTCCTACTGTCGCCAGAGCGGTGAGCCTACCAAGCAATGCCTCTGAGTTAACCCGTTCGTCATATCCCCAGGGCAAGTGCTTCCTTGGACCGTAATATTTGCCAAAATAATCAATACCTTTACTGTCGAAAAGCTTCCGCGCTACGTCGATGAGTGTTGCCTTTATCGTTAGTGCTTCTTCTAACTCTTCATCTGTTCTTCCCTGGGCTCTATCCTCTTGGCGAGCAAGATTCAGTTCTTCCTGACTTATGCTAATGGTTAATGCATCCAATTCCAGTCGTCTATCTCCCACCTTTTCATCATAATCTTGCTGTCTATTGATATTTTTCTTCTGCCATTCTGTATATCCACGTCCGGTAAGGTCATCAAGGACTACAAGCGCGGACTCATATTCTTCTTCAGTTTTGGCATCAAAGAGGTTCTGCTCAGCCCGTTCTAGGGGAGTGCGGGAAGGGTCTTGTGATTCTCCGGTTATCTGTGAGGAGAAGGATGAGGTCCGGCTTTGTTCCAAGGGACCGATTATCTGTTCAGCGTCAGCAATGAGACGGGAGAGGAAGCCCCTTTGCTGATCTTCCGTGAGATCGTGTAACCCCACCCGAAGTTCATTCACCATCTCCGCCCCATACACTCTCTCCAGCGGAATCAAGTTGGCACTTATCGACGCCTGGAGGTCTATCCCAGCCCCAGCAGACATTTTCAGGGCTTGATCAGCGAGTCTCCCTACAAGGACTGCATCGTCTTCATCGCCCTTCTCCGTTAGCGAATCAAAGTCAGTGAGGATGGCATTGGTTTCTTGCATCATTCCCAAGACTTGGTTTCTGATATCTGGGCTAATACCTCCAGCCTTCATATCTTCATCGGCCAACCGAGGATTGAATAATCCTTTGTCGGTCATGTATCGGCCCACTTGTCTGGTTTCCTCAGAAATACTAGCCGGGACATAGGGTGCCTTGCCTGGTAAATCCAAGGCTCCGAATTCAGGGTCGTATCTACCTTCGGCCAGCGGAAGACTTACATTGGGATTGATGATCCCCGACATGTCACCCAATCGACCAGGCGGAGGGACCACAGGGGCCGCAGTGACATCTCCTGTCTCCTCGATTGTCGTACCACTTATCGCATTACGCGGTCGTGCATTCTCGTTAAGGCTCACTTCTCTGAGTGGTTGTGGAAGAAGAGAACGCAACATGCCGGAATTCTCCGTAGTTGGTGCGCTGGTACGGCCGTCTTGGGGTGACCACGGTTGGTCGAAATCAATTTCTGGACTTCTCGACGCTTCTATCATTCGTAAAACGTCTCGACGCTGAGACATGCTGTCCGAGACAGGAACAGCTACTGGACCGGCAGTAGTCGGTGGTGGTTCTACTGTTAGGACTCCCCTGGTAAAGTCCGACGGAGGGACAGCCTTATCATCAGAACCGAGAGGAGTCTCTGGCGTCTGAATGGCATCTGTGGCTACAGTGGACGGCCAGTTGAATCTAGGCGTATCTCCGACTGCATCCTCCATAGGGACTCCTGACCTCGCATTGTATATGCTGTCAGTGATGTCCCTTGTGCCTGCTTCCCTCTCTTTGACGAAATTTATAGCCTCTTCGATCTCTCTTCTGTTCTTCGCCTCTGGAGAGTTGTATTCATCTATAGCCCCACTTACTCGACCACCAATACTATCTACCGCACCGCCCCATGCCCTCGCCCTTGCCTGCTTCTCTCCAGCCTTGAGCCTGGCTATCTCGATTAAGGATTGAGCCTCTGCGCTGTCGCCGCCTCCAATGAGATCCGCGATGGTTGTGACGTACCGGTTACGGTAAGGGCTGTACTCAAAGGGTGGCATATGTATCACCTATGTAAGAAGAATCTACCGACTAAACGGCGACTTTTGGGTCAATCCCTGCGGCAATTATCGCCCGCATAAGGTCATCCCTCTCTCTGGCACGCTCAGCTTTCTCATTGGCCTGCTGCGTCATGAAGTCGTTCAAGAATTGCGATTGTGCCTGACTCGCTGCAAAGTCTTGCTGTTGTCCCCACGCCTGATTGTTCGATGTGTTCGCATACGCAGACCTTCTGGCGTTCTCATCGTTATACGCGTTATTAGCGTAGGCATTGGTAGAATACTGCTTAAATGCTTCATCCCTATTCATACCGTAGGCACCTAACCGCTGTGCTTCATTGGACTCATAGGTACCAGCGCGATTCGCCTCATTTGTCCTATAGGCGTTATAGGCATTCCCATAGTTCGTCCCATAGGCACCAGCGCGATTCGCCTCGTTCGTATTGTACGCATTGAGAGAATTTCCGTAGTTCATCTCGTAGGCATCTCGACGATTACGTTCATTCGTATCGTAACTGTCCTTACTGCGTCCGTATACATTCCCGTATTCTTGTGATGCGGCATTTTGCCCGTAGTCGGTTATGGCTTTCCACTCTCCACCCGTGCGGGATACGCCTCTCGCTGCCCCCGATCTTTCCAATGCCTTTTGTCCCTCTGATACTCTAAACTGATAGCCTGGGTCTTGGCCCATGTCCTCTGCGGTGGGAACCGTAAATGGAACAGCAGCACTGAATTCAGGTCGTTGGAACGGGACGGCTGGCGTAAATTCGGGACGGTTGAAATCGGGCGCTTGGTCGTAGGTGCCAGCGACGTACGGGTCGGGAGAGGCATAGTCGGGAGCCTTAAAGGCTGAGCCGGGTGAGTAAGATTCAGGTGCGTTGATCGGTCCCTGCGGAGTTGTGATCGCACCTGGGGCTGATGGCGCAGGGACAAGGTCTCTCAGGCTTAGCTGTTTTGTGATGTCTACATTGTCTTTCGTGTCATCACCACTAGTGGTCCCATCGTCCCATATAGGATCTTGCCAATCCCCTTGTCCGCCTGGTGCCCAGCTTCTAATGATGTCGTAGTCCTTACCGTTCCATCTGATTTTATCTCCAGCTAACCCGGTGCTATTCGCAGCATGGGCCGGATGTGTGACGCCTGTGATGCCTTGACTGGTGAGTTGAGCTACGAGTCCTGGGATATCGGGGTCAGAGGCTTGGTGCGTATTCTGCCAGTCAGAAATAACCTTAAAGAAGTCTGGAGGTCCCCCTTTGTTGCTATTATTCTGCCATGCATATTTTCCAGATTCGCCCCACCCCTCAATAGGGACTGACGATTTCTGTGTACGCACCTCTTCGCCTTTGTATCCATCCCTCTTCGCACTGCCATTTGAGTGATAATTTCCTACGAATTTGACTTCATCTTTCCTGCCGAAGCCCTTAGCCATGTTGTCATCGAAGACTTCTTGAGGTAAAGCCCGCCGGAGTTTGTCTGACCCATCTAAGAAAGTGGTAAGATCTGCATCTTCTTGCTCGGTTGGCAATCTCCAGAGATTCTCCCAGAACCATTGACGAAGCCTGGTTGTATGATTCTCCTTCCTGTATATATCAGGTTCTGTTAATGGCGGTGCTGTCCCTACCGGTTCTTCAGTGGTATCAGAACTGTCAGGGTAGCGCTGCTGTTCTTGATCGTAACCGGGGGCACCCTGACCGTAAATCTCTCCATTAGCCATAGTTGCGACCTCCTCGGGGATCAACGGTCCACGGCTTATTGGTGGCTGGATCTATGCTCGCATTCACTGGCTCGACAAGTTCCAGGGGTGGACGGTAGGCGAGCGGCGTTTGACGTGGTGCGGCAATCTGTTGGGAGGCGAATGTGTCTCCGTAACCAAGCATATCGCGGATGCTATCCTGGTTTTTCCTTGCAGGATTCCTAGCAGACCAATCGTTAAAGAGCCGGTCCCCCTTTGATGCGAAATCGTCGCTCAGGGTTAGTCGGTCGTTGCGATCCTTATACTCAAGAGATTTGTTGTACATGAGATTCTCCATGTAGTCTTTATTCTCCAAGTATCGCTGCTGCCGTAAGTTCCCGGCGTCATTCATACTCGCTGCCGACCTCATTGCCTCTGCTTGCGTGTCTGCACTGTACTTCGCTGCCTTCGCTTGATTCTTTGCGTTGAAGATAGACGACGCAGTTCTAATACCCTCTGCTGCAATCATTGCCCCTGGCATTTCCTGTCCTCCTGCTCCTGGCGATACTGGTGGTGACCCCGGCATGGAGAGATTGCTAGGCTGGAATCCTCCTTGTAACTGAGGCAAAGGTCTAAGCGGTCTATCCGCATAGCTAGGGGGACTACCATACGGCCTACCAGTCCCGTCATTCATACTATCTGACCAGGCCATGTCTTATTCTCTTTCTACGCTGACCGCATAATGATCGCAGTCAAGGTGCGTCGACGTATCGCCTAACCTAGAGCAGAGTCTTCGTGATACAGCATCCATTGCCATCATAACCACCTCGCTGGCCCCAATGTTACGGGCAGTATCCCTGAACATACGTATAAGTTTCCGCCCCACACTTACTCGACCTCTTTCCTTCGGGTGAACCCATACGCATTCAGCGTGCCATACCTGCGCGAATACCATGCAACCCACAATATCACCATCTCGTTCCACGACCATGACGCGATCACGGCGTGTGTTCAGCGACGGCCATACATCCCCAAGCAAGGTACCTTTCAGTCGATGCCAGTCTCGTGGAGGCAAACGACGGGATATCAAACCACTTGCTCGCACATCACATCGATCCGATACTGCATCGTGGTCCCCCCGCTCGACGCATACGAAGTCGCATATGTGATCGTGCTTCCTTCGTCCACCCTCACTAGTATCGTCAGGCTCCCGACCGTGGCTGTCGTATTTCCCGTCATCGCTACGCTGCTGGTCGTGCATGACACGGCTTGCGTCCATCCGAAGGTGACGGTCAGGGACGAACTGGTTGACGCTGCTCTCGTGATCCGTGCGGCCATTGAGAGTCGGTACACCCCCGGTGCGACTGACAGTATGTCGAAGCTTGTCGCGCTGATCGCTGCGGTCTTCCCCGTCACTGCGACTGTCGATAGCAACTGGGGGCACGCATTCACCCGATCCGCGAGTGAGAGCAGCCAATACCGCATGGCTTGCGTGACTCGTCCTGTGATTCTGTTGTTCGTGACGGGTTGCTCTACCAGGAAGTCCGGTGTCGGGGCTAGGTTCTCCATTCATACCCCCTGCCCTTGGAAGTTCCGGCCCTCGACTGAGGCTCCCACAATTCTCCATTGAATCGGGTCAGACACTACGATTTCAGGAACCCACATCTGCTGACTACTCGCCAGCCTTGTCCAGTAAATAGGCGTGCTGTATTGTCCCATCGCCCCCGCTGAAGCCGATTGTGGATTACTCCAGGTTCTCAGATCGGTGCTAGTACGAAGGGAAACCACTGGATCAACCCCTTGACCGGAGGATGTCCCCAGTCCAGGCTGCATAAGTAGCTGGAGCCTTGAGACAAACATGCGCCTTCCTGGACCTAACCAGAGTGGAGGGGGAATACGCAAACGACGGATCAATGACCCGTTGCACTCTTCTGTGTGTTCCGTATCCATGTCACAGAGTATGCCGTCTTCTCTGTTTCCTACGATGTGCTTTCCGAAGGCGTAACAGTGGCTGCGCGGCCCCCAAAAGTCATAGCTGCCCGTTGATGTGTCCCAGACGCCGCGTTCGTGCCAGAGGCCCGTAGAGAGGTCGTAGACCCATGTTGCGTTTGCTGAAGGGAACGTCAGGCAATAAAAGGTGTGACCTTGGCTACTGTAGACCACGGCTTCTGCGTCAGTAATCTTGCTCGTGCGAACATATCGCGCAATGGCTGTCTCTATCGCATAGGTACTAATGCGTGCAGGAACTAAACCCGTCGCTGCCACGACAATACCCGCACCATTCGCCGTCCTTGACAACCAGATCATCTTATCTGCGGCTAGCTTGACCGAATAAGGAGCGACGGTGCCGTAGCCGAAGACACTCCCTGGAACCGGCTGAAATGGGAACGGGCTGGTTCCGGCATCGTACCAGACCTCACCTGTTTGCTCTCCAATAAGCCAAATCTGACGGCTACCATCTACGACCATGGCCCTCCAGGGATCGGGCGCGATACTCCTATAGGCGAACTCCGTCATGTCCCAGCTTGCGCCATTGTTGAGGGCACTAATCTGGAACCGAGAGGTCGCACTATTGAAGGCCAGGAAGTAGCCATCGATCATACCGACCATTGTGGTGATACCGGCCAGGTTCCCGACAGCAGATAGCGTATTCGTCGCAATGGTCAGCAAATACCCGTTCGTGCCAGAGGCAATGAGCAATTGTCCACCGGCATCGCCATTACTAGCTATACCAGCAGGGTTGGGGTCATTCGCGACAACGCCATTCGTGACAATGGAAGCACTGTTCGTAACGAGGACTTCATAGACATGTGCCCCCATGACCGCAAAGCACTTGTCATCCATTGAGAACAAGGCTCTACAGTTCACATCTGCAACAGTTACATACTCTTTCTGACCAGGGCAGGGATACAGCGCGGACCTGTAAGGCGAAGCAGCGGACTCTATCTGCTCTGGATACCAGTTGACGGTTCTCTCGCAATCCGCCCACGGACTCTGGGACTCATTGGAGCCATATACGAATCCAGGATATTGAGACATGTCTAACTATCCGAAAAGATGTTGTAGTGTGGGCCTGCTCCACCAAAGAGAATACCCGCAACGCCACTGGACATGTCCGAGAGCCTCATATTGGCACGCTTCACGTCAGCCTTGCTCTCTATGGCCGCAATCTGCATCTCTTGTGTCAGTGCGGCATCGAAAGCACTCGACAACTCTCTGGCTAATCCTGTCCGAAGGAACCTCCGATACCCTGGAGGAAGAGCAATGGTTTCTGAAATAGCAGAGAACTCGGACACAGGCGTTGGTGCATAGATCACACCTTGCAATGTCGTACTCGTCGGGATCGGCCACGGATACAACAAGCCCAGGCCCGCTGTCCACGTAGGATTGTAATACCACGCTTGCGGATACACTGACGTGAGTTCTTTCTGGGCGATACCGGCCCAGGCGTCATCAGTCAGGACTGGACCCAAGTTGTATTCAATGGTGGGAGACACTGAAGTATCTTGGAATCCGATGTCGACAATATCCATAGGACCAGTGGGTCTAGCACAGTTAACGGCCCCACCGCTTCCTATCGTGTAACTCGTCGCTGTAGAGAGGGTCCATATCGTACGTGTGTTCGTATAGACCGTCAGACCTTCAGTGGCGAGAGCATTTATCCAGTCGTTCAGACGTTCTAGTGCAAAAGAGGCGTCGTTTGAAGATACCACCTCTCCCACTTGTAGGACGCGAAGATCCTGCAAGGCTCCAGTAATGAGGTCGCTCACCGTCATCTATTTAGACCTGATACAAGGCATTCATAAGTGTAGCAGTTGTATCCGTGGAATTCACACGTATACATTTCAGCGGAAGCACCGCACCTGCCAGGACTGTAAATGGAGCAATACTGCCGTTTTCAAAGACTGCGACGACGACTCCAGCCCCACCAACGAAAATAGCGTCAGCAGGTAGAGCCTTCGTTGCGGCATTCGATGCGTAGGTGCTTCCATCGAAGTTCACCGTATCGCTCTTCGTAATGACAATCGACTTATTGTAGGTACCGCTCGCTTGCGACATTTAATTCACCTTCGTCTTTGACGGACGGCCACGTTTCTTGGGCACAGGGACAGATGGAACCTGCTCATGAGTAGCGTTGTCGGCCAATACGGCCTCTTTCTTCGCTAACTCTCCCATGCTCTGATCTGAGAAGTGACGCCTCGCAGTGACATCAGCCACATTCCGCATGTCCTGCTCATACTTCTCGATAGCAATGTCCGGTCCTCTCGACCATCCATCCCGAATCGCTTTATCTAGACCCTCTGCATCATTCACGACAAGCTGGCACGAACGTGAGAAGGCTTCCCCGATGGCATCGCCTACGGCTGCGAGTGGATCGCCACACATGACCTTGCCATTCTCTCTAGCAAATGCCTTGTAGACCATTGAAGGATACGGCTGGAATCCATTAGGAGCAAGACCGCCCTGCTGCTTAGGAGTGTTCCACTTCGCAAGCTCTCGCGAATATTCTGTATCGGGGTTCTGGATAATCGCCATGTAATCCTCATTGAAAAATCGAGGGGAGCCACGTTCTGTGACCCCCCCCTACGTATTATTACGCTACACCGCCCGTGATGTTCGTGACCGTCCCTGACATGGGAGTCGCGACGAACGAGTTCCACAGGCCATTTGCTGCGACTGCTTGCATGGCAATCGGAGCGGCTGAGTTGGTTGTGATCACGTCATAAGAAGTGCCTGCGCCAGACAGACCCCCCGTGAACGTGAGTGTATGTGCTGCGACCCCGTTACCGATGATCATCAACACAGTGCCATCCATGTCCTTGGTTGGGACCGGGACAGTCAGCGCAATCACGCTAGTCCCGTTGAGGATGACCCGCATGTCCGTGCCGGCGGCTGGAAGTGTCAGTGTTCCGGTGGCTGTAATGCTGCTCACCACCGTAGCGCGTGACGCCTGATAGCCGACGATTTCCTGTGAGGCCGGTGTCGAAAAGTCTGCGGCGTCCCCATGCGTCACATTGCTCGTAATGACATGGGTGACAGTCGCAGTCCCGTTTAC